AGCAGGCTCGTTCAGCCAAGTCAGCTTTGAGCCTGAGTACGAAGCCGTCACTTCCCCAGTTTTCAACAGCTACGCCCAGCTCAAGCAGTACCTTGCATCAGATGTGCTGCAAGAGATACGTTCCGCTCTTGGATTAGGTCGTCCTACAGCGGACCGCCTTGAGCAGCGTCTGAAGCCGTTTGCAACACAGGTGGCGTTGTACATGTCAAGACTTAACGCCCTGCAGGCCAGGGCGGATGAGTTGAACAAGCGTGTGCAGGAGATGCAAGTTAGCAAGCGCGAAGCGTTAGAAAATCTCAAAGCAATGTCCGCTAAAGACATGGCAGAAGAGACGCGAGCGCTTAATGATGCGCGGGGCCTTGCTGCAGAACTTCGCACACGTATGGCCGAGTTGGAAGCACCGCTGCGCAAAGCGTTGCAGCCACTGCTCAAAGAATTTGACAAGGCGCAAAAGCAGTTTGACGCCGCCGTAGTAGCAGAAGAAAAGCTGGCAGCGGCGATGCTTAACAACAGTCGGTTGTTTGGGGACCGCGAAATTACGGCACTCCAAAAGCTGTTGAACGTGCAGCAGCGTATGAAAAACGCCCGCAGCAAGCTGTACAAAGAATTTGAAGCAGACTTTGGCAGCGACCCCCGCAACCTTGCTCGCATGATGCGAGAGTTCAAAGACAGCGGAAAGCAAGGCGCGTTTACTGAACAGCTTGCGGCAGCGCACAAAGAGCTGTACGACGTTTTCTTTGATACGCGCAAAGACGACGTTGCCATCCAGCAGTACTTAAAAACAGCCGCCAAGTTGGATGCGCAAATCCAAATACAAGCAGCCAAGATAGATGCAATGGGGGAGAAGCTGCTTAACGCAGGGTTGAAACTTGAGGTGATACGCGACAGCCAAGTTGAGCTTGCAAAAAACCGCGATGAGATTCTTGATCGGCGTCTGCTGGCGCAAGAAGCGCAGCAAGCACTTAAAGCGTTGGAGGCCAAACAACGCGAGCGGCTAGATGCGCTTGAAAAGCTAGAGGCAGAGCTGGGCCTTACGCGCACGGAAATACCGCACCGTTTCAGTGAGTCAACCACTGTGGCCGAAGTGCTGCGGGCAGCAAACGACTCCGAAAAAGCGTTGCTGAAGCAGCGCAGCGAGGCCGAAGCCGAGTTAAACAAAGCCGCAGCTCCAGTAAAGGCGTTGTTTTATTTTGATGGCCAGCGCACAACTGCGCGTGCTAAAAAGCCTGAGACCGCTGCACAGACCCAGGAACGGGATGCCCAGCGGCAACGCCTGCTCGAAGCAATTGGGCGTGACCCAGCAAGCTTTGAGGGGCAGCGTGTTTCGTTTGAAAAACGTCGCGCCTTGGCAGAAGAGTTCCGCACACAAGAAGTCCGTCGTGAGGAACTTGAAGCGCTCATTGCTGCGACAGACGAAGCCGTTCCTTATGTGCGGCAACAGATTGCCGAGGCCGAGAAGGCACTTAAAAGCATCGACCAAGAGATTGCACAGGTTGAAGCTGCCAACAAGAAACGTCCGCGCAGCTTCCAAGCCAAGCTGGAGCAACAGTCAGCGATGGTTGCACTGGGGCCGCTGCGCGAAGCGCGTGCGCGTTTTGCAAAAGGCATCGAGCGTTTTACTGCGGACATCGCAACATACGAGCGCGAGAAAGCCACAGCGCAGAGCAACTTGGCCACGTTGGAAGATCGCACGGCTGAACTGGCAGCACTGTTCTCTAACGACCCAGACGTTCAAAAAGCCCGCACTGAGGCAATTGATGCGCGTATTGCCAAAGTTGAGGCTAATATTGCCAAACAAACGGCTAAGCTGGCAGAAAAAGGGCTGAAAGCCTCGACACTCGATTCGCGGCAGCGTGAGTTGCGCAAGTCCAAAAAAGAGCTGCAGCGGCTGCAAACGCAGCGGTCGGCCAAGTACGGGCTTGTCCGCACATCGCTGGCAGATGTGGGCAGACCTGAAGACGCAGTGGCAGAAGAAGGCGAACGTCTGGACGCACGCAAAGCAGGGCCGGTTGTTCGGCCCGTACGCACCGCAGGCAACATCCGCACAGGCACGCTTGAGACAGCAGGGGAGCGCACACTCAGCACACGTTCCAAAATAACGCAGGGCGGCGCAACTAAGACGGAGACTTCTGGGCAAGTACAGGCTGTTGGCAATGCTGCGTCTGAGGAACGCGCAGCCGCGCAGCCAGAAAAAACCGCAACGCAGTTGGCCGTGGAAGAGGTGCAACAACAGCAGCAAATACTGGCCGCTAAAGAACGCCTTGAGACCAGCATTCGTACGCAACTTGCAGACCTTGACATCCGGCTCGATGCGCTGCGGCGCAGCCAGCGCCCCAACGTCACTTTGATCGGTGATCTCGAAGCGCAGAAGAAAGAGATGCAGCGCGAACTGGTCGCTGCTCGTTTAGATGTTGAGCGCGAAGGTGCGTTGGCCGCAGAAGCTCAGAAGATTGTTGACACTACGTCTACGGTTGGCGGGATTCTAGGTACCAGCTACCCCGGTGCTGTCGCGGACGCATCTGAAGAAACCGTGCCTGACGACACGGCAGAAGCGTTGCAGACCGGGCTCAAATCTCTGAGCAAAGACGAGGTCAAGACGCTTGAAACGGCGTACGGTGCCAAAAAGCGCACGGATAAATTTTTAGCCAAGCTGCAAAAAGACGTTGTTGACATGGTCAACAACGCCGGTAAAAACGTAGCCAAGGGCATACGCAACATTGTCAAAAAACTGTCGGAAGGTGTGCTGGCAGTAGCGATGATTTTTAACCCCCAGTTCAACGCAACCAATTTTAGTTTTGATCTGCCCAAGGTATACAGCCAAACTATTACAGAGACGGCCAGCATCAAAGCCCAGGTGCCTGCATCAGCGCGGGAGCAAATGAGCCCGCTGGCCCAGATGGTCTACGAGAACATGGCACCAACGGCTAAGGCGTCTGGCAAAGGTTTTGGTATTGTGGACAAGCCCAACGGCGCAATTCACTTTTTTAACAAAGACGGCAGTCTGCTGGTGCAAGGTCCAGCCCTCATGGGCAAAGACGTTGGTGATGTTTTGGGTAAGTCTTCGTTTGAGGGTGGCCCTAAGATAACTCCTGCGGGCAAGTTCACCTTGGAGTTTGCTTCCACCAGCAATCCGGACGACTCTTTTTTTAGGCTTGCTGAAAGTAAGGACAGCACCGGCTACGTTGCCATCCACTCCGTGTATCTCGGGGACATTAAGGAAAACCGTCTTGGGCGTCTGGCATCACCCGAGGCTACAGACAACCGCATCAGCTACGGGTGTATCAACACCACGCAGGAGATGTACACCAACGCACTGGCCCCAAACGCGGATGCGTTAAATGGCGGCATGTTACTGGTGCTGCCTGACGTTACGGAGAACACCGCGCAGATGTTCCCTGAGCAGGTGCAGACCGTTACAAAAACCTTTGGCGGCACAGAACAAACCGCCAAGACGGAAGGCCGTTCTGTTGTCGGGCGGGAAGAAAAGCTTACCAAAGACAGAACCCTGTACCGCGTAAGCAGACAGGCGGGGGCTGGGCTAGAGGTCGATGCCGTGGCCAACCTTGCCGAGCGCATCACCAGCCAGTGGGCGCTGACGCCAGACATCAAGGTTGTTGCAACTGAAAACGACCTACCCCTGCGCATCCGTGGGCAGATACAGAAAGACGAGGCCAGCGGCCAGATACCGGGCCTGTACGACCCCAAGACCAACAAGGTGTACCTTGTTGCGTCGAACTTGCCCACCGCCAACGATGTGGCGCTGACACTTGCGCACGAGGTGGCCGGACACTTTGGCCTGCGTAGCTTGTTGGGTTCTGGGTACGCCGCTGAGATGAGCAGGCTGTACTCTGGCAACAAGACAGTCAAGGCGCAAGCCGACGCCAAGCTGAAAGCTACGCCGTCGCTGAACCGCAATACGGCCACAGAGGAAGTGCTTGCCGAGATGGCAGAGCAAGACCCCAACGCGCAAGGCCCAGGGCCGCTGCGGTCGCTCTACACCGCTGTGCGTAATTGGTTCAGGCGCATGTTCGGCCAGACGGTGTCGGACAAAGAAGTGCAGCAAGTTGTTGCCAACGCACGCAAGCAGGTGATTGAAGGCGGCGTTGATCGGGCAACTGAAGTTGACTCGTCCGAACCGCTGTACCGGATCGACGCCAAGTACTCTTCGCCCGAGTGGACCAGTGCCGGGCAGGACATCAGCAAAGTTATAGCTGGGCAGCGCTCATGGGGCGACAAGATCAAAGCCAACGCCACCGGGCTGGCGTTTGAGACCCAGCTTGTAGATCGCTTCGCAGCGTTCGAGCGGCTGCGCAAGTACTTGCCCGACCAGACAGGCACGCAGATGATGTACTACCTGCGCATGTACGACCAGCGCATGAACTTTGTCTCGCAAGCTGTGAGCAACGGAGCGCTGCGCTTGACTGAAAAGAAACGCGCAGACGGCGGTAAAGAGTACGTCATTGAGAGCAAAGAGGGGGCCAACATTGGCAACGTGGTGCAGATTCTGCGCGATGCTCAGCAGTACATTGGCAACCCCGAGGCGGTAAACCAAGCCTTCACCACCTACCTTGCTGCGCGTCGTGCCGAGCGTGTTACCTTGGACAAGCTGAACTTTGGCGGCAGCGTTACGCAAGAGATGCTGGACCGCACTACGCGGCTTGTCAACGGCAATGACAAACTCAAGGATGTCTTTGAGAAAGCCCGCCGCGAGTACAACACGTACAACCGTGACCAGATTGCAATGGTTGCGGCCACTGGCGCTATCTCCAAAGAGACGGAAGCATCGCTGACGCGCTCGGAGGACTACATCCCGTTTTATCGTGCGCAAAACGGCGTGGTGGAGCTGCTCATTGGCGGTGAGGCACCCATGCGTATCGGCAGCATTGCCGATCAGCCGTACCTGCAAGAGCTGGTGGGCGGCGACCAACCGATTCTGGACTTCATGACCAGCTCGGTGCAGAACACCAACATGCTGGTGGACATGGCGCTGCGCAATCTGGCAACCAAGAACGCGGTGTTTGAGTTGGTCAGCTTAGGTGCTGCCAAGATTGTCACGGGCAAACCGGCTGGCCGGGATGTGGTGCAGTTCAAGGTGGACGGGCAGGACCGCTACGCTGTGGTTTCGTCAGAGACTGTCACCATCGGCGGCAAGACGTTTGAGACGGGCGTGCCCGCAGACATCTTGGTCAAGGGCATGGAGGGCATCCCCACGCAGATGCCGTTCTTGTTCCGCGCTATGGCTATGCCTGCGCAGCTCTTGCGCAAAGCCGTGACGCTCAGCCCCCTGTACCAAGCCAAGGCTTTGTTCCGCGACTCGTTGGCAGCGCCCATTTTGGCTGGTGCAGACTTTACCCCGATGTTGGGGGCGCTGCGGCAGATTGGCAAAGAGTCTGGCAAGACGCTGGAGCAGCGCGGCGTCACAGGCGGGCAGTTCATAACCGGCACCTCCGATGACCTCACTAAAATCTTGCGTGACATAGCTGATGGCAAGCCCGGATGGATGACGGCACTAAGCAAAGCCGAAGCCATCGGCATGAAGGTTGATGCCCTGACACGCCGCGCCCAGTACAACAGCTACATTGCGCAAGGCATGTCCGAGATGGAGGCCACGCTCATGGCGCTGGAGTCCATGAACTTTAACAAACGCGGCGCATCACCCAGCATCCACGTTGCCAACGCGTTGATCCCGTTTTTCAACGCACAGATTCAGGGCTTGAACGTGTTGTACAAGGCGATGAGCGGCCAGATGCCGTTCAACGACAAGCTGAAAATTCAGCAGAAGCTCTTGATTCGCGGCGGCATGATGGCCGCAGCAACGCTGCTTTACGCCGCGCTGATGGAAGACGACGAGGCGTACCAGAACGCTCCGGCAGATCAGAAGTACGGCAACTGGTTCGTGCGCATACCGGGCGTTGACCAGCCCATCCGCGTGCCTATCCCGTTTGAGATTGGCTACATCTTCAAGGCGCTGCCCGAAGCGCTTTACAACAGCATGACCAACAAAAACGGCGGCGAAGAAGCAGTCAAGGCGTTCAAGCAAATCTTGCTGCAAAGCGTTCCTGGCGGCTCCAGCTACGGCATCCCGCAGATCATGAAGCCTGCCATCGAGGCGGGGCTGGGCAAGTCGTTCTACACGGGGCGCGACATCTTGTCTGCGCGAGAAAAAGAGCTGCTGCCTGAAGAGCAGTTCCGCGCCAACACCGCCGAGATTTCCAAGGTTGTGGGCAAGGCAATGGGCATATCACCCATCGTCATGGAGAACTTGGTGCGCGGCTATACCGGCACGATGGGCGTGGCGTTCCTGCACGCGGTCAGCTTGGGCACACCTAAGTCGGAGTCCCCAGAGGCGGCAGTCAAGCGCCTGTCCGACTACCCGGTCATCGGCGGCGCGTTTCAGCCCAACGATGCGGGCGCTATAACCAACACTGTGTACGAGCGTTTCAACGAAGACATCAAGGTGCGCAACAGCTACAAGAAGATGCTGGAGGAAGGCAGGACAGCCGAGGCCAACGCGCTGCTGCAGCGCCGGGGTAATGAGTTGATGGAGGCCGAGATCGCTGATGTGTTCAAACAGAACATGAACAAGCTGACCCAAGCCGAACGGGCCATCGCGGCATCGACCATGACGCCTGAGCAAAAGCGCAAACAGCTCGATGATCTGCGCAAGCTCAAGACGGCCATCTCACAGACGATGCGCAACGTAGCCGACAAGGCGGTCAAGCTGTCATCCCCCCTTTGATGGGCCGCGATAGAACCACACGCCAAGCCGCCCGTCCCTGATACTGGGGCGGGCCTGAGCGTCGAGGATGCGGCAGCGCAGGGCTTCCTTGAGACCTGCTTGCCGCACCTCTTCTATGTCGATGCAGGGGATGAAGAACCCCTGCCCTCGCTCAACGGATCGCCACGGGAACAAGCGGCTGTAGGATGACATCGTCTACGTCTTCTGCGCGTCTGGTGATCTTGACGGCACTGACCCGCATGGGCGGGCCGTCCGTCTTGGCCAGCATGTCTTTGCGCTGCATGAAGCTGACGATGAACTGCGCGGATATCTGCTCGCGGAACGTGTTGTAGCTAAAGCTCATGGCCGAGCAGTACGCCCGCAGCAGCCGCTCCTCTATGAAGAAGTCCACACCACCGCCACCAACGCCGTGCTCGACGCGGCCCATGATCTCCGTGCGCGTGGTGTTCTTGCCAACGATAGAGCCGTCGCTGAACGCGGCCAGGACACCTGCCTTCTCGCCAAACTTGACTATCACAAACTTGCCCTGGTACTCCTGAATGTAGGCGTTGAGCACATCCTCTGCCGTACGCTTGCCGCCCGCAATGCTGCGGCGCTGCTCCTCAAACGTGGCGTTGAGCACCTTGATGATCTCTTGCATTGGGATGTCCACGAGCCCCGTGTGCTGGCTATTGCACAGCACACCAGCGGCAACAATGACCCCGGCACCGGCCATCCAAAACCGCTCATCGTTCGGCGCGTTAAACGTCTTATACATCTGCGCCACGGTCTGCGGCACAAGCGTCTTGAGGTAGCCGATGTTGTTCACAAAGTACCGCGACAGCACATCCCCTGCAAGGCCGTAATTGCCTTGCAAAGACTTGATGATCTCGATCTCTTCTTCACTCCACTCCAGCTTCTCGTCCATCGCCATCTCAATCAAGCGGCGAAGCTCACCCTCAGATGAGTGCTGCCGCACGCTTGTCAGGTAGTCAACCGCTGGCCTGTTGGATGACATCAGCGCCAGTGCTGCCCAAATTGACAGGTTCAGCCGCTCACGGTTGGTGCCCGACTCCATCCTTTCTTTGCCGCGCCCCTCGGACATACTAAAGAGGAATGCAGGGAACCACTCGAAGTCTTTGCGGTTGTTGGTGGTGATCTCGTCGGTCACAAGCGGCAAGCTGCGCAGGTGCCCCAAGCGCTGCTGCATGGCCACAGCGGAGGTGCCAGAGCCGGTACGATAGTGGACCGGGTGCCCCCACACAGATGCCGCAGTGTCCAGCGCCAAGGACTTACCCGTGCCGGACTCTGCCGAGGCGCAGTGGACGGTCAGGCCGAACAGGCCCGTGAAGCGCATGAGAGGCGAGCCCACACCGACCAAGAAGATCGTTAAGTGCTTCCACAGTTTGCGGCGCACAAGCATGTTGATGACCGCCTGCCACGCATCCAACGAACCTGCGGGCTTGGTGTTGCTGACAATGTTCTCCAGTCCCGCCATAGGCACGAACACGGGCTCGGCACCGGGCTTGTAGATGGAGCTGTTGAAGACGAAGCTGTCGTCTTCTTGCCAGCCATACGCCGAGGGGATGCGTATGGGCGACTTCTCCGTGCTCATCTTCTCCACACTTGCGCGGACATACTCGTACAGGTTCTTGTCATTGCCCGAGCCGAAAGACGCCATGATGTTCTGGCTGGCCAGATGTTTGAGCGCGTCGTCTCTGGCCGCGATGCTCTTTTGGGGCAGCAGCACTTCTTGCACATGCTCCTTGCGTACCGCCAGCATGTGTATCTCATGGACGCCGTTGTTGTTCAGGATGTCCACGGGGAACAGATCGTATGGCAGCAGCATGTGCTGGCGCTTTTGCGTGTTGCCGTCCCCGTCTTCTTCCTCCTTCTCAATGAACACGCCGCCGTACTTGCCAAACGCATACCCCCGAGGGGGCTCTGGGCGGTACATCTTCTGCGGTGCAGCATCAGCAACCTGCACCTCGATCTCAACGGCCTCGGTCACAGAGTTGACCTCGCGCCCCCAGCCCAGCGGGTTTGTGATCTTGCCCCTGTGCTGGCACTTAGTGCACACGCCGGGGTTGGCATCGTTCATGGCCTCGCACGAGTACGGCCCCTTGATCTCGTGCAGCTTCCTGTACATCCTGTCGTGGTCGTACGGGTGCATGTCGCTCAACCACACCGCCGCTTTCGGGCCATCCACGCAGACCTTGGTCCAGCTCAGCAGCCCACGCCACAGCGGCTCCGTGCCATCCTCATCAGCGTTCTCGATGTAGTGGGCAATCTGCCCGCAGCCTGTGCCGTCACGGGTCTTGAGCAAGATTTTCTTGAAGCGTGTGATGCTGTTGCCAATGATGGCCTGCGCTGTGGGCGACAGTGCCTTGACATTGGTTGGACGCTGCCCCGGCAACGCCAGCGTGTTGATGGTGGTGGGTGGGGGCGGTGGTGCTGTTTTGTCAATGCCTTCAGCCGTCAAGATAGCGTTGATGTCGTCCACGGCGAAGCGGTTGCCCTCAGTGATGAAGCGAACCTTGGTGGCTTCCCGCACACGCTTGCCGTTCTTGACCCCGGTATTGGTCGTATCAAACACACGCAGCACCCTGGACGCGTCCCCCGTCACAGCGTTGTCGATCTTCAAGCCATGCTTGTGGCACAGCTCCTTGAACCGCCTAGCTACGGGGAACCAGTCCTCCTTGAACATCATCTCGCTCAGCGGCCAGTAGGCGTGTATGCCGCCGCCCGAGTGCACTATCCACGGATCGCCCAGTGATGCAAGCCCCGTGTCCTCACAGAACTTTTGCAGCGCAAGCGCCGCCGCTTTGGCGCTGGGGTATGACTTGGGCTTGATGACCATCTCGCCCGTGTCTTTGTCGGGTTGCGGGATGTCCTTGGGGTGGTTGCAGTCAAGGTCAACCGCCAGCACTTGGCTGGCGTGCATGTTGTCCTTGGTGCGGTCTTTGCTCGTGCCGAACGTGCCCAGCGCGAAGTACGTGTCGTAGCCCTTGGCGGACCAGCGCTCAATTGTTGGAAGTAGCTCTTCGAGTGTCTCCTTGAAAACGTGTTCTTTTTTGTTTGTAAGCTCAGCGGCGCAGTAATACCCATTACCCGGCGACGGCAGAACCTCCGCTAGAAACTCAAGCGGTGTCATAAGGCTCCTTAGCGCTGGGGGTTAGGCTGTCAGTTGGGCTTTGAGTTCGGCGTTCTCATCAATGAGTTGGGCCACACGGGCGCACAGCTCCTGCACCAGCGGGTCGTCCTTTTCCATGTACGCGTAGCGCAGGATTTCTTCCGTGGTCATGTTGGCAAGTTGTACTCGTGACATATTTTTCTCCATGCCTCATCCGCTGTGCGTGAGGACTTCATGATTGTTAGTAAAAGCTCCACGCGATTTTGATATGCGATGAAAACGTCTTTGCCGAAGAACCAGTTGTATACGGTCTGTCGGGTAACGCCCAGTGCTATCGCAATTTTGGTCACGGGAAAATCAAGGTGGACAGCCCATCGCCCCAACTGGTTGCCGGGGGTCTTGGGCGCTGACATTACAGCGTCAACAACTTTTTGGGAATAGGGCATTGTGATAGGTGGGGGTACTCGCTGCGTCTGGTGCTTTCCCCCCGAACTCTTTACTCGTCGTCCCAGTCGCTCACGATGTCAGCGAGCTTGGACTTCTTGGCGGGCACCGCAGTCTCCTTGGAGGGGGTCTTGCGAACTTCTGGCTCGTCGTCCTCGGACGCCACGGGCTTGGTCTTGGGGGCCTTGGCGGGCTTGGGCGGTGGAGTCTCCTCCGCGACTTCCTCCTCGGCTTCAGGCTCGACCTTGGGCGCGGCTCTGGCTTGCGTGGGCTTGCCGGGGATCGCCATCGGTGGGGCCTTGACGCCATCGGCCTGCGCCACTGTCATCACCACAGCACGTTTGGCGTCATCGCTGTCGGCCTGCGTCATGACGGTCTCGTACTCGGCATCCTCCAGCCAGCGCACGGGCGTGAAGAGCAGCTTGGGGCTCTCGGCCTTGGTGTCGAACTTCATGCGGGTGATGATCTGCTCGGGGTTAACGGGCGGGGTCTGTGCGGCCAAGAAGCGAGCGTATGCCTGCAGTGGGCGCTTGTCGCCGTCCTCCTTGCCGAAGATCGACGTAGCGGGCAGCGTAAGCTGCAGCACATCACCTTCAGGGTTGTTGGCCAGCACCACAGCCAAGCGCTGCTGGTAGCGACAGGCGCGGCTATTGCCGTTGCCCGACCCGGCTTCGTTCTGAGCGCACCCCATGCAGGTGGCGTTCTGCGGCTCCTTGAGAGATGCGTCGGGCTTCTCGCCGTCGTTGCTCCAGCAGTTGGGTGCAGCAGCGGCAGCGTCCTTGTCATACGCGCCTGCGTAGAAGATACGGCTGACCTTGGGCGCTGCCTTGACGATCACCACATCGAGGTGGCGGTCTTCGATGGCTGCGATCTCTTTGCCGCCTGTGACCAGACGGAACACGCCGCCCTTGATGGAGATGCGCTTGGTGGACAGGCCCGTGCCGCCGCCCGTCAGGGCCTTGGCGGTTTCAGACAGCTCGTTGTTGCGAGCGAAGGCGGGGACGTTGGATGCGCTAAAAAGTGTGATATTGCTCATGGTTAACTCATTTGGATTTAGTTACACGAATTTCGAACTCGGTGTACGAGTTCAGTCCGGGTGGCACGGCCCCCGGATTCTCTTGCAGGAAGGTCGCCATGTTCGTCTGTGCGATGCGCTTTTCTAGCAGATCAACGACTTGGTGGTCAAGAATAAATTTCTTGAACGAGTCCCAGTCCTGCGTGTTGTAGCGCGTCTTGGTCGAGAGGGAGACCGTCCCGTAGGAGGTATTGACAGACTTCAGGCCGAGCGCCTTCATCTTGTCTTTGATGGCAAAGCGCACCTCGTCTTGCTGTGCCTTGAGTTGCTCCACCGCAGTGTCGTACTCCTTGGTCAGCGCGTCGATGCGCCCTTTAATCCGGCTGTGGATTTTCACGAGAAGGTCAATT